ATTTCCCGTAAAAGTCATGGGTAGCTACAATATCCATTTCAGGATCATAAGATCCCACAACATTCGCGTCAGTAATCTTAAACAACTTGATCCCTCTATCATCATTAACATCTATACTCGGAGCTAAAACCGCTCCAACATCAAGTTCCAACTCACTCAATCTCGCCGCGTATTCATCAATCGAAAAAGAAGCGTTTAAAAACGCTGGCGGTACCGGCAGACTGCTTCCAAAATCAGCGCCCAGCAAAGCAACATCAGTAATCCCGGCTTCAACCCCCTGGAACTCGAAATTCATCATCGCCGGCTCTCCGGCCTTGAGATTAAATTTTAGATTGCCCCTGGCGCCTTTTAAAAGTTTTCGGACACCATCTTCATACGTGGCCATGGTAAGAGTTACCATGTCATCTTCATCACTTACTGGTTCGATTGCTCTTCCGGTCGCTGTTGGAGTAGAAGATGTGTCCGCTGTTGCTCCGGATGTTCCGCCTGTAATTTCTTCGCCACTTTCAAACGTTCCTGACCCCACAGGCACAAATAACACAGCTTCAGCGTCGTCAGCAGTATTAATCATCACCCTTCCAACCGCCTCTGATGTTCCGCCGGTGATCGATTCACCATGCACAAAAGGACCGCCGGTGATCGCGCCGATATTAATTGAGTAATATATATTAACCTGATGACGGCAGGCTCTAACTAATTTTTCCCACTCCGGTGCTGTAGTAGCCGCTCCTGATCCTCCCAATAAAACACCAAGATTAAAACCAAGCGCCCGCTTCCCTGCTATTTGCCCTAACTTGCCTAATCCTCTCATAGACGGACTTCTCGGGAACATATCTATATTAGGATTAATCTTAGGATCGATTGCTAATATTTTCGCATGGTCCACTGTCAATGTCTCAGCTACACCTGGATCATCTTCGATTTTTGCTGCGATAACTCTTCTTCTCGTTAACATTTTGCACCTCCTATTTTAATATGCTTGTTCAGGATCACCTTGTTTGTGACGATAATTAATTTGCACCTCTATACTTACCCCGGAATGGGGATTTCCTTCTACCCCCCGAAAAGGAGTAATATCGCTAATCTCTGTATCCTGGGCATAACCGCCCCGGGTATAATCATCCATCAATGCATTTTCAATATCTATTAAAAATCTATTAAGATAAGTATCTGTTGATTCACTGGCGTCTTCATCATGCCTGATCCAAAGGTCGAGATATACTGTGAGCGCACAAGTAACAAGCGGGTTATTTTTATTGTGTCTTGGCTCACCGCCGGCATTAATAATAATACAAGGAACCAAACGCGTGGAATTTCCCGACTGCTTCCATCTTTGCACACTGAGAATATCATTCTCGTAGCCATTCTCAGTTTTTATTAACCCTAAGGCCACTTCAATATTCTCTAATATTTTTTCTCTTACTGATTTTTTAGCCATTTTTCAATCTCATTGCCAAGCCTGGCCGGAATAAAACTTTTTCAAAGCTTTATCCACTGCTCTATTCAAATATGTAAAAACTTTATTTTGCATTGAATCCCAAACACGATAAAATTCTAAACGCGGTTTAAGAGTAACACTTCTTTTAAGAACATATAAAGGCTGAACCTCTCCACCTATAGTTTGGGCTAAAAATGTTTTTCCTTTTGATACTATCTCAAATGTATTTTTTAATTTACCCGGGTCTTTATATTTCTTCTTTAATTTTCCTCGAGCAGAAAACATCTTGGTTCTCATTGACAAAGGTACTGCTAATCTACTCCCGCCGGAAGCTGTGACCTTTCCCCCGACTTCATGTTTCTTGGCCACCTCCGAAGTCGTGAATATCTCCAAGCCCATTCCTTCGATTGTTGGCGATACTAACATAGTCCGGACAAAAGTTCCGAATAATCCCTTGCGGCCATCTCCGCGTACACCCGGAGGACCCTGAAGCCTCTCCTTGCGGAAAGTACCCAAGAAACTTCTCTGGATATGGTCAAATTCTTTTCCAAGCTCATGCCGTAAAGCATTAGGAACCGCCCTTATCGCTTTTTCCAGTTTCCTTGTGTCAACTTCCAGATCTAACATCTTTACCTCTGCACTTTAAGCTGCCATAAACCTGAATCTTTTTTAACAACCTCAATCACCGCCCAATCAACCGCATCATCCCCTATCCTCACCGGAAAAGAAACCATATCGCCATTTATATTCACCGAGCTAACTCCATCATCCACATCGTTAGCAATATGAATCTCAGCTTGCTTCTGTAACATCCTTCCCTGATCTTCGCTCCCTGGCTCAATAAGTTCACGCACAACAATAGCCTTAATAGTTTTTGCGTCCTGGTCCAAAGGAGTATAAATTATTTCAACGGCAAGCTCATCCTCATTGAGGATGGTGTTTATAGCGTCACTCTTAATAATATCTTTAAAGCTCATGATAATTAAGATAACCCGCAAGGCTAAAAAGCCCTGCGGGAATTTTTACAATTTACAATTAGCCATCAACTTTCATCAGATGTCCGAAATACGAATCGATGACTTTCTCGTCGATGTCATGACGTACACGGAAAACATCGCTTCTGATGGCGTCCTCTCTGTAAGATTCTACCACAGGGTTTGCAGGGCTATCAGCTACCCACAAGAATGTTCTTCCTACGCTGGGCTCTTTTAGATTTTTAGGATTGTCGGCCGTTACTGCAACCATGGCATAATCATCACTCCAGATGTCACTCCCGCTGAAAGTTATCCCCTTATTAGATGTATTACGTACTGCTTTACCTACAAGTACCTTTTTAATCCCGACCAATGCTCCAAAGGCGGCAAATAACTCAGCATCTGTTAACTTAGTTGTATATTTTATCGCATCTTTGATTTCAGTATTGAGTTTAATTCGATTAAGATTGGTTTCGCTGAAAATAATAGTGTTAGGCATCATACCGGTACTCTGGCGCACTTTCTCTTTAGCTGCTCGTACTTGGCCGAGGATACTGGTTGCGATATTATCCCAAGGAGTGCCTGAATTATCTGTATACCGAGCTGCTCCGGTAAAGGTGCCGGTATTAAAAAGGGCCGTGGCGATACGAAGCTCCTGGGCAAGCAGAATAAGCCCTGTTATCTGCTCTACTGTGACCAACTCAGCAGAAAAATCGTTTGCATACAGTTTCTTCTCTCCATCATCCAACGGTCCCTCAAGGCCATGTTCAACGCAGCTGAAGTTTTTTTCCGCAGTTTCAAAATTCAACCTATTGTAATTTCCACCTGGTGCTCGTTTCGTTACAGGAATCTTAGTTAAACTTTCTCTAGTAATTGCATTAAACACAGCTGCTTTTAACTGAGCCTCAAAAAGAGGCAGGGCCTGGAGCCCTATAAACTCGCTTCTTTTGACAATGAACTCTAAAACCGCCTGGCCGAGATCCATGCGCGGGGTTGTCCTGGTACCTGAGTGCTCTATTCCCATTTTTTACCTCCTGTTTTTTCTCACCTATATAATGTTACCCTTGATCTTTACTCAACACTTAGTCATCCATGACAGATTCGATGATTGCTCCATCTCCCGAAGCTGCTTCAAGCGCTTTGCCGTATTTATCTGTCGATGAAGAAACTTCAGAAACTTTTCCATCGTCAGCTCCATAAATAGTTGCGCCGGCGGTAATCGATGCAGATGCAGTAATTTCTACCGATCCCGGATATGCTCTTTTCAATGCTACAGGTATAGACCCCAAGATAGCCGCTTTTTTCTTGGTAACACCTATATAATCATCACTGTCATCCGCATACTCAACATGAGTACCACTGCCACTAGTTAACTTCACACGCCGGGCCGCTTCAAGAGCCTCGGTAGCGGTGAATGTTTTGATTCCTGGATTATACATACTCCCCTCCCTTTTTTTAAAAATGGATAATTATCTATACCTTTGATTAACCTCAAATAAGCTTACTCTTTCCTTGGCTCAGCAGTTTCTCTTAAAGCTTCCACTAAACTGCATTTATTCTCTTTCTGGTACTTTTTAGCCTTGCTTAAATGAGTTGAACCTTCCTCATTATCTGTATCCGCTCCAGGAGCTGCATTTTTCTCTGCTTCTAAGTCTTTTAAGCGTTTACCTCTCATGCTTGCCAATGCTGTATTCAGATCCTGCCCCTTTTCAATAGCTTCCTCAATCAACGGCTCCATGCCCATCTCGGCAAACTCAGTCTGCCCCGCTTTCACTATCTCAAGTGTACGTGTCCTTTCTGCCTGGGTAGCTACGCTTTCCAGCTCTGTAGCCAACTCCGGCCTCTCTTGCCGCAACTGTTCAAGAGTTACATCCTTTAGTTCGATACCCATCTTGCCCACCTCCTGGTTTTGTTCTTGCCCTTTCTGACCGGGTCCGGGCCGCCCGGCCCGTCTCATTTGTCCACCGCATTCAGGACACTTTAAATCATTACAATGTTTTTCCGATTTCATTTTGTGGCCACAATCTACACACTCACAATCAAATTTATCTTTTAAAGAATTATCTTCCCGATTTACTTTATATCTCTCAAGAAAAGCCATTACTTTTTCCATAGCATCAGGACTGTTTAAAAGATTATCCAAAAATTCAGATGCCTTAGCTGAAAGCTCTACGCTCTCATTAAAGAAACTTCCGAACATGCCGTTATTCGCAGCCGGGCTGTCTACAGTATCAACGCTATTGAGTGATTTAACCCTCAACAAAGGCGCCAATTCGGTTGCACCATCGTCTTTTTGCTTTTGAGTTATTTCCTGTTCCTCAAGCTCATAATCACCTAATACAACCGATGTCCCGAAAGCGTCAGGATCCTTTTCCGCAAGATCAAGCACATACGAGGCTAAATCACCGCTCGGTGTATCGTAAGCTGTCTTGCTAAAATACAAATCAGCCCTGGTAACATCTCCGTCTTTAACAAAATTCTTTGCCCGTCCAAGAAACGTCCCTAAGGCGGTTGTGCTCATATTAGGATGGCCAAAACGTGACTTTAACCCTAACTTTTTATGCACCTTGCCGGCAGAAACAATTTGCTCAAGAGTAGTATCATCAATAACCCAACCACGAGCATCTTTTACATTACCTTTAGTCATTACTGCTATACCCCGGATAAGTCCTTTTGAGTTTTCATCATCGTAGTTTCGCTCAATTCCTTCAGCCCCTTGTTTTATTCCCCGGGTAACTTCTAATCTTCGATTGATTTGTTCTTTAGACATAAGTTGCCCCCTTTTTTGATTTTTCTGAATTTAAAACAATTACTTTAGGCTGAACCATTGCGTTAGCCGGGCTCACAGTAACGCGGTATCTGCGAATCTTTTTCTGTTTTGTTTCTTTTTTCTTTTCTACAGTCATCTAATCTTTCCTCTCTTCGATTTTATCGACAACCTGATTAGCCGTACTTTCTTCTTTTTTGTCTGAACTAAGGCTAATCTCATGTTCATCCTCAAGAGTTTTTATCTTTTTTTGTTCGCGTGCGCGCTGCTCCAAATTGTCTTCCCAGTCATCGCCATGGGCGGCCGCTTCCGCTGCAAGAGTAGAATGATTACTGTCAACAGACATAACGGAAGCCTTAACCTCTTTTTGAGGATCAACCCATTGCCATCCCGGGGCTATCCATTTACTTTTCAAATAGGCCCAACGATTCTGGTAAAAATCTAATATCGGAAGCTCGCCTTTTAAGTAAGCCTCTTCAATCAGCAATTCAAAAACCGGCTGTCCTAATTTGTTAGCCACGAATCTCTGTTGTTTTTGAAAGAAACGCCTGGCTTCGATTAAGGCCGCTCGAGTATTGGAATAATTAGACTTAGAAAAATCCTTAGACAATATTTCATAGGGTATATTCAATCCGGATGAAATATCGCGTAAGATTCGCTCCATAAAAGCGGCGAATGTTCCGCCTGGACGGTTAGGCGCGAATGTTCCATAGTCTTCACCTGGCTCAAGGTATGGAATCATCCCGGGATACATATCTTCTATTTTTTTATCGTCGACGTCTGTGCTTGATTTTCTGGCCATTGCCGCGCCCATAGCATTATCTTTTTTAATTATTAGGCCAATACAAGCCGCCATTCTGGCCGCGATAAGTTCCGCTTCCATGTATTCGTATCGATCCTTAAAAAGATTTATTACCGGCGAGAAAAAAGGCTCACCGCGGGTTTGACCGGAACGCAAAACATGATAAAGATGAAAAATCTTTTTTACTCCGAACTTATCTCTGGCCGGATACTTGATATAACTATCAATATCATTTCCGCTGCCTCTTCCAAATATCCAGTCTCCGGGATGAGTTTTTTTAATCCAGTATTCTATTGGTTGGCCATATTTGCCGATTTTAACTCCTGAACGGATATCTTTGCTTCCGTAGAGTCCTCCGGGAGTGCTTAATCTGTCGGATTCTATACTTTGCAGAGCTAAACTGTACGGCCGGTTACGGTTTTTAATTCTTAGCGGTAGGATTATTGCTTCACCGTTAGCAAACCTTGACCTTTCTTCCAGCTCTTCAATCTCGTAAAAATCCAGGCGGCCGCCAGCATCAGCATACGGCACCCATCTTGCCCATATCTTTTCAAATTGTTTTTGCAGTTGAGAAGCATAGTCCTCATTAATTTTTAAAATTTCTTTATCGACTCTGCTTTGAAGTTTTATTCCCGACCCGATAATGTTCGTTATGATAGTTTCAATGCCACCGGAAGCAATCGCGTCATTTCTTATCAAGTCCCTACTTCTTTCGCGCAGTCGCGGCAAGTCTGTTAAAAGGTCTTGATCAGCTGAACCTCCTCCAGGACCCCATGAACTACGGAATCTATCTACCTTAGCGCCGCGGTAAGATCCAAACATTGACTTGCCAACATATCGGAAATATTTTCTTTTCGCTTCGGTCTTTGGAGAAAAAATACCGATTGCCCGGTCAATCCCTGATGACAACCTTTCACTAAAACTTTTCTTTGTATTTTTTTCAGCTTTCATTCTTATCTATCAAACCCCGCGTAATTTGTCGCACTCGTTGAACTCTCCGCATTAATCTCTTTTTTCAGCTGAGTACGCAAATTCAT